TTTGAGTATAAACTTATATCATTTAAAAAATAACTAATAAGTTTTTCACTATTTTTTGTAAACGCCATAATATATATATATACACATATTATTTAAATGTGTTTTAAATGTTCAAAGGTTCAAAGGTTCAAAGATTTTTGAAAAAGTTTATTTAAAGATTTTTATTATGAGTTTTATTATGAGATTTTATTATGAGATTTTATTATGAGGTTTATTATGAGGTTTTATTATGAGGTTTTATTTAATTATTAATAATCTCCAATATCATTTTCAAATTCAATACCCAAATAACTATTAATTGATTCTGTTAATTCTTCATCAAGACTTTCTATGAATTTTTTTTCATTTTCTACATTTTCATTTAACCATTTTTTTTTATTTTTTTGCTGTTTTAATCGTCCCTTCAGATTATTAAAATATTCCAAAATATAGGATGGTAAATTTTTATATCGTTCGTGTTTTAATTCTGTAATAGTATATTTAATTGAGTTAAGTTTACTTCCTGTTTCTTCTTTTTCTTTCTTACAAAATTTATAAAAATTATATATATTATGATTATTTTGTTTGTAATGTTTTAATAATGATTTTTTTATTGCATCTTTAAATAAAATATTATTTTTAATATAATCACCCCACTCTATAAATATAGGTTCATCTAAATCTAAGGATATTAATACTGACAGAAATTGTTTGTCATTAATTTTTTTATGAACATTTTTATCTGGTTTACTATTCAATATTAAATAATTATCCAAAACTGTTTCAAAAATAATATCATCAATATCCATAGTTATTTTAGGTTTAATAATTAGAGAAATAATATGTTTATCCGTGGTTATAAAATGGTCATATTTTTTATATATATTAAAATTTGTATTACCTTCTAATTCTACTTGTTGGTGTATATTCCATTCAAATTGTGTTGTATTTGGATATTTTTCTTTATAAGTGGTTTCAAATGTTTCTAACAAAAATTCAAGTTTTTTTATTCGATCATAATGCGATACAATTTTATTCTGATCGCAATCCTCAAAGTCTATAAACTTATCACATATACAATTGTTTTGATGCGTTTTATTAGAATTACAACTCTTTACATATATCTCAATGATATTATGTAATTTGGTGTATCCAAAACTAGCATATCCTTTGTTTAAAAATATATCAATCATATGCCATAATATTAAACTTTCAATTACACAAACACAATCTAATTTTTCATCATTACGTATCTTGGATAATTTATTTTGAATATTCTTCATTGTGGTTTTAATGAATTTATGTATTTTTTGAGATCTATAATTATTTTTTATTGGGATAAATTCTAATTCACCCTTTAAATTTCTAAATTGTTTGTCCCATAAAAATTTATTATATTTAGAATTCCCACACGGATTAATTGGAATTATTTGAATTTTTCTTAAAATAGTAGTAATTTGTTCCTTTTTATTTTTTTCAGTCCCAATATTTTTATTATATACCCAAAACCATTCATGAATACTGCATACAGCATTACGAATACAATGATCACCCCAATCTACATCTTCCATACTTTTATGTTTATTCTTTTCAATATCACTAGCATAGGATTTTTTGCTTATAATTTCTTCATCTATATTTTGATATTCATTACTATCCCCTTCACATATTCTTGATACTTCTAATTTATAATTCTTTGAATATAAAATATCAGGTTCAATAGTATCATCAACATTTTCATCTATGTTATATTTTTTACAAAATGTATTAATTTTTTTATGAATATTATCATTATTAGCAACATAACCAAAATATATTTTTTCCTTCATGCGTGTAATACAAACATGTTCTAATGAATCATATTTTAAGTTACGTTCTACACTATGAATTAATAATGATCTTTCAGTAATTCCTAACGTAATCACAACGGGTCTTCCGTCCCCTTTTGATGAATGTATTGAGTAACATCGTATCTGATAATCAGAGTCTTGCAATTGAATTGGTTTTAACCCGTTATCGCTATAATGTAATTCAAAATATTTATCATAATCTTGATTCTCTTTAAACTCTTCATAGTCTTCTTTTCTTTCTTTTTTCAAACGGTTTTTATATCCTTCATCATTTAATTTTTTTACCCACCAATTGTTTAATTCCGATTGAATGGGTTCTAGAAGAGCATTTTTTTTAATAATAGAAACTATTATCGAAAAATCATTAGGTAAACGACAATTACTTATACATTCTCTTTCCATAATATCTATAACACTCTGAACTGTTTTAGAAATTTTACTTTCATCCTTTTCGTCGGGGAGAATTTTTTCTATTTGAAAGAATTCTAATGCATCCTCTTTTTTATCACTATGAATATGACCACATGACCCATCATTATTAGGACAAATACCAGTAATTTTAGGTAGTTCATATTTTGCAAAATCTACCATATGATTTACGAATTTCATATGCCATATATTATGGAATCTTCTACAAATATTAGGAGCAAATGTCAAATTAATATCTATTAAATCCGAGTACTTTTTATTTTTATCAAATAAGGTGGTAATAATATTAGTTAAATGATATACACTTTGTAGTTTATTGCCTATAATATATGAGTTTAAATTTGTTTTATGAATTACTTCCACAAAGGCGTTAAGATATATTGGTGGTAAATCTTGTGCTTCGTCTATCATCATTAAAGTTTGACTATTTAACTTAATATATTCACCTGCAAATGTAAATCCTCCATTTTCTGACAATTTGTCCATACCATTAATAATATCCTTTAATATTCCGCCATTTTCTCCAAATTTTTCTCTATATCGTTTATTCCGGTCTGGTTTACGTATATTATATGATAGAGAATCTATTGTACTCATAATAATGCGTTTCTCAACTTTATCTCTATTTTTAAATTTAATAATATATCGCCCATTATTATCAACTTCATTATAATCTGAAATATCAAAATCATTAAGTTTACCTTGTTTTTTCTGATCCTTTAATTCGTGTAAAAGAACGTCTCTTGCAGACTTAACTTTTGTTACAACTATAAATGTGTCATATTTATCAAAATCAGAAAATTCAAATAAGTCTTGAAGAGATTGATATGTCTTACCATTTCCCGCACCTTTCTCATGCACAATCATAACAGGTTTATATGATACGTATTCCAATTCAGTATTATTATCTTTAATGTGGTTAATAAAAGTATCTCTTTTAATCCATTTATTTATATTAATTGTTTTGCTTTTTACACCATTTGGATTAAATTTGAATACAATATTTCCAAGATCTTTGTTGTCAATATTTCCAAATATATAATCATAACATTTAAAATTTTCATATAACCACAAATCTTTAAAAGTAATAACACACGTTTTATCTTTTTTTATTTTTAATTCACACCTATTACAATTAACTAACCAGGAAATTTCTTTATTATGAAGACCATAATCCTCTTTTCTTTCTTCAACTTCTGATTTTGATATACCACTGTTTTGGATTTCAATTAATTGAAATCCGTTTTTACGATCTTTAAAATATATATCTGCTTCTCTGTCATGATAACTATTTTCCATTTTGGGAAATGAAACTTCGGGTGCTGCTCCCGTTTCTTTTACTATATCAGATTGCCATTTCTTATGCCATTCTGACATTTTTTCTGTTTGTCCGGTTGACTTCCATTTTTTAAAATGACTTATTCGTTTTATTGATTGGTATTTTTCAAGCCTTTCACCCTTTTTATTAACTATAAATATTTTACCAGTAATATATTTATATAAAATGTCCTTATCCTTCAAAAATGTATCAATATGAATTTTGTTACCACTTTGAGGTGAGTTTTGTAACTCCTTGACCATATATCCATATTGCACCATATTATAATAATATAAAAAAATATTAATATTTATATCAATTCAATTTTATATAATTTTAGAAAAAAGATAGTTTCTTAAAAAGTTTTCTTAATTCGATGTCTTATTCTCATAGTATCATAAAATACAACATTTTCAGGACGTTCTGCTTTACTTTTACGCGATGACACATAATGTACTAACTTAGCATCCTTTGTTGCCATAAGAACCTGTTTTGCTTGAGTATCCTGTTGATACTTTGCACTTTGCCCCTTCTCCATAATTCTCTCATTATTATTATCATCGAAGAAATCTTCATCTATTACCACATTTTTAGGTCGAAATTTCTTTCCGGACACTTTACCTGTCTTACCACCGGCCCCCAATGCCTTTTTAGGATCATCCATTATTTGTGATCCCGAATCAATGGCGAAAAGTCTATAGTAATCTGGATGATTTTTCTTAAATTTATTGCCATGATAATAATGTTCAACAGATGCCCATTTTAATCCATCCAATTCAAATAATGGTACGACTTCACCATCTCTTTTTGGTTTCATATAGAAATTAGACAATACTTTTCTCCATGAATCCATCTTTGCCAATTCATTAAATTCCATCATTCTTTCATCCGAAATAATTTCACCCTTACCTTTCCCAGGAGTTTTATTGGCTGATTTTGAATAAAACATAAAAGTAACTTTATCTGAAAACAAATTACCATCTTCTGGGGTAGGTGTTGGTTGCATTTCTATAACTTCAACGTCTTGTGACATACCTAGTTTTTCATTTACTCCTTCAATTTTACCTTCTTTTGATTTTTTACCTTCTTTTGATTTTTTACCTTCTTTTGATTTTTTACCTTCTTTTTTACTTAACGATTCTAAAAAATCATCTTTTTCTGGAAGTTTACTAACATCAATCGTTTCACCTATTAACTTAGCAAACTTAGGGATATAATTATAAATAGTTTTTCCTCTGGATTTCATACATTTTTCCATAATCATCGTTTTCAACTTATGCGGTACTTCATGAAACCTAAATATACTCCTATCCTTATATTTAATAAGTTTATAATGATCACCTGTATGTTCAGCCAATATATAATATTTGGGTTTAAAAAACCCGCGATCTTCTATAACTTTCGGAGTAAATGATCCGCAATTAATAATTTTAGAATAATCACCTTTTTTATAAAATTCACTTGATAAAATAATAACCTTAGTATTAATTAATATCTCTAATTTAGGTATTGCCCACGCATCGGCCCAAAACTCACAACTCAACATAAATGCCCTTAGCGCTTCTAATGTCTTAATATTTTTCATCCATTTAATATCAATAATATTGTTCTTCACATATGTTAATTCAATTGTAAATTTTTCTATCTGAGTTTTTATTTTTGTATATTCCTTTTTGGTAGATGATGCAGTTTCTCGTATTGTTTTTAAAGTATCACGGTCCTTTTCTTTACCGGCTTTTTTTTTCATAGATTTAAATGTTTTTGATAAATCATTTTTTTTACTTTTAAGACTTGGAATTTTTTGTTTTAAATCTCGGTATTCCGCCATATACATGTCATACATTGTTCGGTAGTTATCAAATTGTTCTTGTGTAACGTTATCTGACAAAAATTGTCTCAACTTATCAACGGTAGCATTTATACCAATACTTTTAAATGCGTTTCTAATAACATAAAAAAAACAATTCCCGTTCCCATCAACATTTTCTATTTTATAGTTATTATTTTGTAAAAACTGTTGTATCCATTGTGATTCTCCAATTTCTGCCTTTTTATACTTCTTTCTTTCCTTTTCATCTTGTTTTTCAGTTTCACCTACTTGTAAAAAATCATCATCGTCATTATTATCTTCTATATCCAATTCTACCAACAATCTAGAAGGTGATTTTTTACTTCTTTTACTACCAGCATCATGATCATCGTCAACACCATCATCGTCAACACCATCATCGTCAACACCATCATCGTCAACACCAGCAGCATCATCGTTGCCTATATCATCTCCTAAATCATCATCACCTGAATCATAATCAGGCACCAATGTTTCATTCACCATACATTTTTCAAGATAAGGTTTGTCTACAAAGGTATATAAAAGCGGCCCATCTATTTTTGAAATATTTATATCACCGTCATCGTCCAATAAATTTTCATAATCCTTATTTAAAAATTCATAAACACCAACTTGGTAAATCTTATCTGACTCGTCAACAATCAAATAAACATGTACAAATAAAATATCTTTTTTAGAAAAATCATATTTTAAATCCCCGATTGCTATTATAACATCCACACCCAATAAATCTAATTTAAACATCGTTACTTCTTTTCCTTTGTCATTCTCATCAATAGTTTTTATTTCCGGATATGTTATCGTATCATTAATTTGCGATAATACCATTATACTTTATTCTAATATAATAAATTTACTTAAGTAGTTATCATTCTTAAGTTCATTTATATAAAACCACAATCTTTTTCGTTGCTCAACTAATTCTTCATTATCTGTGTCCAACTCAAATGCAATAATATCATATATTAAGTCAAGTTTCTTTTTCTTACGTTTACTTATATCATAATAATTAGATATATGATACAATTCCTTCAGAGTGAAATTATCCTCATAATAGAATTGTTGTGTTATAAATTCATTTGATAAATTTTCATCACATTTATAATTTTCATCCCATATATTTTCCATACACATATTTTCTTTTTTATCACTCTCATCATTAACATCCTGTATTAACCTTTCATACGTAACATTCGTTTTCCTTTTTAATTTTAAGTCAGCATTAATCAATTTCATTTCTAAATTATGGGTAGACATTACATAATTTAGTCAAGATTTATTTAAATAATTATTTTTATGCTTTACATAATATCTAGTATATCAAATAAATTAAATATAATTTTATTAGTTAAGCTTTTATAATCTTTCGGTTTTAACTCTGAAAGTTTTAAAACCTCGCATTTAATAGTATTAAATTCGTCCAATTTCTTAAAATCATCATTAAAATTCATAATTAATACTTTCAAATTTTCAGTTGTTTCCTCCAATTGCTGCAATACATTTTCCTCAAAAATCATTTTATTCATATTTTCTAATAAATTACTAACAATATTTGTTATTTTTTTCTTATCTAATATATTATGATTTGCACATAAAACAAAAAAATGACTTAATGATCTACGTTTTTCATTTTCCTTATTATATTCACAAAATAAATTATAGTCCTCTTCAGCATCTATAAAATTAAAAGTAGTAAATATATCCATAAAACTCTCGAAATTTGCAATGCAAATCTCTTTCATTATAGGAAACTCATCGATAATATCTTTATACAATTGAGCATATAAATTACACCAAAATTTATTTTTACTTCCTATCTCAAAAATTGTCTTTCCTATTTTTTCCAAATATTCTTTATTTTCATTTTCAACAGACTTCATAATAAATATAATACTCTCCAAATTTTCTTTATAATTCTTATTTGTCAATTTGTTCAAAAATAATCTTATTTTACCAAACTGCACTTCCAGAATATTCACACTTTTATTAAGTTCCGTTTTTACAAAATTATCTGGGGAATCTTCTTTTAATGGATTTGTTGATTTATATTTATCTTTTTTATAATTCCTATTTTTTTTAAAAATAGGTGTTTTAATATAACTTGGTGCACCTACCTTCTTAGCAATTCGATTAATATTTTTTATAGTATAACTATCTAATTCCATAATATTACTTGTTTTAGTTATTTCTGTAAATTTATTTAATGTATATTGACTGTCTGCTAGTATACTCATTCTTATTATTAAACCATTTATATTTTTATATCAGTTTTTAAATAATAATACAAATCTATAATATCATCTATAATATAAATCGTAAAGCAACTTAAAAATAAATTATAATTATAATATATGATGAGTACGCACACAGAAAATACACCAAAAAATTTAGATAATTATATTATAAGTGGTTGGGAAGATGAAAATTTAAATTTATCATCAAATTTATTGAGAGGGATTTATGCTTTTGGATTTGAAAAACCCAGTTCTATACAATGTCAGACGCTTATGCCAATGACATCTAAAAAAAATCGAGACATTATCGCGCAAGCGCAATCTGGTACAGGAAAAACCGGGGCGTTTGTAATAAGTGTTTTGCATAAATTATGTAATGCAAATTATGAAAAATTAGATAATACATTTGCTCTTATTTTAGCACCAACACATGAGTTAGCATCACAGTCTATGAAAGTCTTTTCAATTATTAGTAAATTTATGAAACCTGAAGTAAGAATTGAATTATTAGTAGGAGGGACATCTATAGAAGACAGTAAAAATAAATTAATTAAAAATAAACCACATATTGTTGTTGGAACTCCCGGAAGAATTCAAGATATGTTACGACGAAGATATTTAAAAGTTGATAAACTTAATGTAATTGTTATTGATGAAGCAGATGAAATGTTTTCCTCAGGATTTCAAGAACAAGTGTATAAAATTTTTCAATATATGCCTCAGGAAATTCAAATTGGATTATTTAGTGCTACGATGGATAATGATTTGGAAGAACTATCCAAGCAATTTATGATGAACCCTAAAAAAATATTAGTTAAATCTCAAGAATTAACTCTTCAAGGAATTGCACAATATTATATTAATATGGATGATGATATGCAAAAATATGAAACACTTAAGGATCTTTTCGGCAATCTCACTATTTCTCAAGCGATTATTTATTGTAATTCAACAAAACGTGTTGACGATTTAGAAGAAGCAATGCGAGAGGATGATTTTCCTGTTCGTAAAATTCATGGCAAAATGAGAGAAGATGAAAGAAAAGCAACATATCAAGAGTTTAAAAAGGGTGGATGTCGTGTTTTAATTACGAGTAATTTATTTGCTCGAGGAATTGATGTTCAACAAGTTAGTATTGTTATTAATTTTGATATTCCCAAAAATGAACATACTTATTTACATCGTATTGGGCGTTCTGGTAGATGGGGTCGTAAAGGAGTTGCTATTAATTTCCAAACAAAATATGATATCGAAAAATTAAAGAAATTTGAAGAATTTTATGATACGGAAATTAAAGAAATGCCTGCTGATTTTGCAGAACATATTACATTGTAAATGTGGCAAGCATTTTACGTTTAATTATTAGTTGATTTTTCTATATAGGATATAAATGTCCACTATAGAAAAATGTGATAAAAATGCTAAAAATAAAAATGATGATAAAAATGATGATAAAAATGATGATGATAAATATTATAATGATAAATGTTTTAAATTACCTATAGAATTTTTAGAAAAAAAACATGAAATTTCCAAGGAGCTACAAAAAGATTTAGAATTAATTCAAAATAATGATGAAGATAATACCAATAATACATCATATGAAATACTATTCAAACCAAAATCCGAATTAGGAAAAAAATGTTTATCTATTTGGGCTCAAAATTATACTACTGATAAAAAATTCATAAAAGATAGTCAAAAACTGTACAAAAATGTTGACGCAATACCATTCAATAAACCTCTTATTGAAAATATGATGAATATATGGGGTGATTTTAAAACACAAACTAATTTTTATGAAAAATATCAATATGTTGATTGGTCGAAATTTCTTTTTCTTAATAAATCTGTCTTATTTCTTTCGATCATGAGTTTTTATAATCTTTCATCTCCTATATTAAACCTTGTAGCACCCGTATTTATTTTAATAGTGCCTTTTTTTATTTTAAAAGTTATGAAAATGCCTATAACATGGTCTACATATTATAATCTTTTAATTGAAAATCTAAAGCATCATGCTATTGGAAAATTACTTGTATCTTTTAATCAAGTATCTATGGGTCAAAAAGTGTATATAGTTTTTTGTTTAGGATTGTATTTTTACAATATTTATCAAAATATTATTTTGTGTTATCGTTTTTATAAAAATACTTATACGGTTATTAATAATTTTGAGACTACAAATAATTATTTAGAATATACTATAGAAAAAATTAAGTTGACTTTGCATTTCACAAAACCATTAGTATCTTATAAACCGTTTAATGATCATTTAGAAGAATATTTAGAGAAATTAATAAAATATAGAAATTGTATTAAAAATCTTCCTTCTAATAATGGTTGGCAAAAATTCATACAAATTGGAAAACTTATGAAGGAATTTTATATTTTTTATGATAGTGATGAAATAGAAAACATGTTAAGTTGGAGTTTTGGATTTCATGGATATATAGATAATATTTTAGGCATAAATGAAAATATAAAATCAAACACTATTCTACCGTGTAAAATAGGTGATAAAATTAAATTTAAAGTTAAAAATATATGGCATCCATGTATTAAAAATCCTGTGAAAAATAATATTAATTTAAAGAAAAACATCATTATAACCGGACCGAATGCTGCAGGAAAAACAACCGCAATTAAAGCATCAATCATTAATCTTTTATTGACACAGCAAATTGGTTATGGATTTTACGACACATGTGAAACAAGTTTCTTTGATCATATACATTGTTATTTGAATATTCCAGATACATGTTCCAGAGACAGTTTATTTCAAGCAGAAGCCAGAAGATGCAAAAATATTCTACAATGTATTATTGATAATCCAAATAAAAAACATTTTTGTATTTTTGACGAATTATATTCAGGAACTAACCCATATGAGGCGATTAGTAGTGCATATTCTTATTTGAAATTCATTGCCAATAATAAAAATGTTAAATTCTTATTAACAACTCATTATTTGAAATTATGTGATCTATTAAAAACAAATAAAAAGATTTTAAATCAAAGTATGGAAACAAATATTGTTAATAATAATCCTACATATAAATATCGTTTAGTAAATGGAAAATCGAGTTTGAAAGGGGGGGTTAGTGTATTAAAAAATCTAGATTATCCAAGTCATATAGTCGAAGAAACTATAAAGGTTTTGAATAAATTGATATAAATTTTTTATTCTTCGTTTATTTAGTTATATTTTTATATGAATAAAGATTAATGATATCTAGAGGTCTTTTGATTAGTATTGGTATTACTATTCTAGCAGTAGGATTAGTATTTGTTTATTTTAGAAATAAAGTATCCGGGATGGAAAAAAAAGTGGAATTAATGTATAATTTAATTCAAAATTATGATGGACAGCAAAATGCAGCAAGAGGTGGTTTTGTTGCAGATCCTATACAAAATGAAACACATCAACCTGAAGAACAGACTATTAAGAGTGAATTAATACAGATTTCTGAGGATGAAGATAATAGTGATAGCGACGAGGTAAGTGATAGTGATGAGGAGAGTGATGAGGAGAGTGATGATGAAGAGGAAACTTTAAAATTTGAACCTACAAATATTGAACTTAACGACGATGAAGTTAAAACTATTAATTTAGAAGAAATTAAACATGAAACATATGAAGATAGTTTAGACGAAATTAATGACGATGATGACGATCTTGACGAAATTACACTAGAGCCCCAAGAAATTAAACCAGATCCACAAGAAGAAACTGACGATGAACCCCTCGAAGCCGTCGAAGTTATCCAATTATCAGCAAATTCTTATAAAAAAAAGACTGTTGTCGAATTAAAAAAAATTGCCTACGAACGAGGACTTATCAACTATAAATCTTTAAAAAAAGAGCCTCTTATACAACTTTTAATGAGTAATTAGGTTTATAAGGAATATTCAGACGATATATTAAGACATTAATTAAATATATAAGAATTATTTTATTTATTTAATATAAATGAGTTGGGCAACATGCTATTCCGGATCTAATAATATACATTTTAATGTCGCTCCTATGATGAGTGATAGCAGAATGTTCACTATGTACAATCCTGCTTGTAATTCTAACACCGAATTACGCAACAATTTAAACATCGCAAACAATTATGATTACAGACAATGGTTGATTAATAATGGTACAACTATCAGAAACAAAAACTTTCAATCCGCAAAAGGTGAAAACAGTGAGTGCATCGAATCAGCACAAAATGTAAAAACAAATGGAAAATACTTGTTCCAAGGATGTGCTGATAATTCCAGACCATTTGGATACGAAACTAGTAATCTAAAAAATCTTTACCTTACCAGGAATGCTTTGCAATCTAGAACCAATCCGCATATATTGACACAGGAACAGTTGCTTTTGGCCCGTGCTTCAAAATGTGGCGTCGGAAACTCGAGCGGAGCAGGACCAATGCGTTCTTGCTCGAGTAACCAGTTCCAATAATTTTTGAAAAATATTTTACATATGTAAAATTTTTAACATATGTAAAATATATTTACATTATTTTAAACATAATATCAATAAAAATATAGTATTAAATAAAAAATTACACATTAGATCAATGAAAATATTAAGTATTGACGTCGGTATGAAAAATCTCGCCTTTTGCCTTTTTGAAATTACAGATAGTATGGATTATCAAATACTAAAATGGGACGTGTTAAATCTTTGCAAAGACAAAGAACATTTATGCAAAGAACCGAAAAAAAATAAAGATATTTGCAATAAAAAGGCAAAATATTATAAAAATGACTGTTATTACTGCAAAACCCACGCCAAACAAAAAAAATATTTAATACCTGATATTAATTGTAATAAACATAATTTAAAAAAGAAAAATATAGTAGATCTTATGAAATTAGTAGTCAAATATAAACTAGAACCTGAGAAAAAGGGTAAAAAAGCAAAAAAAGGAGAATTACTAACATGTATAATAGAATATTATGATTGTAAATTTTTTGATATTATATCAAAAATAAAAACAAGAAATATTAATTTAGTGACTTACGGGCGAACCATGCGAGAAATGTTTAACGAAACTTTAGAAGATATTCATATTGATATAGTTTGTATTGAAAATCAAATAGGTCCATTAGCCCTACGGATGAAAACACTACAAGGTATGATCATGCAACATTTTATAGAAAAAGAAGTACCTTTAGTTGAAGAAATATCAGCTACAAATAAATTAAAAGAATTCTTAGATATAAAAAAAACAACATATGCACAGCGAAAAAGTTTAAGTATTGAATATACCAGAAAAATTCTCATAGAAAACAATAATTTATCAAAATGGATTAAACCATTTAATGAACATCGAAAAAAAGATGATTTAGCAGATAGTTTTTTACAAGGACGATGGTATTTGAAAAATAGCATATTACAAACTGAACTTTTTGGGAAAAAGTTTATCAAAAACTAAACTTATTGGAAACTTTTTGGGAAAAAGTTTATCAAAAACTGAACTTTTTTAGAATAATAAACGATATTATATAATATTTAGTGCGGAATACTTAAAATTAAAAGTTCTAGATAAAACATAAGATGGAAGAAATCAATCTAAGTTTATCAGAACCAAAATTAAATGTTATTAATAGTAGTGATAATGGCACTATAAAAATATCTGTTAGTGATCCCCCTCAAGTTGGTGGGAAGAGAAGTGTTAATTTTGGACCCGGTGCAGAAATGTTAATGAATCCTAATAAACAAAAACAAACTTCTCCTAGGAGCGATATTAATCTTAATGATTTAAATAGTCTAGATAATATTAATTTAGACGAAATTACTCCAAAAAAAAAAAGACCCAGTTTTACAGATATCGGAAGTAATTTATTTAATAAACCCACTGTTAACATTCAAACACCTCCATCAATGAATCCCATGAATTCCATGAATCCAATCAATAATGTACCGTTAAATAAAGCAACTGATCCTGTAACGATTGAAAGTAAAGATGGCTTTAAAACTTTTAATGAAATTCCTGTAAATCCCAATCTTACACCACAGCGTGTTCAACTGTCTAATGAGGAAATATTAAGGGAAAAACTAAGTTATTTAAGAAAATTAGAGGCTTTAGAAAAGAAAGGTATCGCACTTACTAAAAAATACACAATGGACTCCCCTTTAGCAGAAATGAAGGGTGAATACGAAATGATTAAAGCCGATAAAGAAAAACAAAATAGTGTCAAATTTCAACAAAAAATATTACTAGCCTGTGTTTCAGGGTTAGAATTTTTAAATAATAAATTTGATCCCTTTGATATTAAACTTGACGGATGGAGTGAAGCAGTAAATGAAAATGTAGACGAATACGATGATGTATTTGGAGAATTACATGAAAAATATGGAGGAAAAACCAAAATGGCACCAGAACTTAAATTATTATTTATGCTTGGCGGAAGCGCTGCTATGTTACACATGACAAATACAATGTTTAAATCATCTATGCCTGGTATGGACGATATTATGAGACAAAATCCTGAATTAATGCATCAATTTCAGAGTGCCGCTATGAATTCAATGGGACAACAAAATCCTGGATTTTCTAACTTTATGGGAGATGTTATGGGTGGACAATCTCAAATGAATGAACCTACCATGCATGTGCCTCCAAGAGGATCCCCTCCAGGTCCAAGTGACGAAATGCGCAGAAATCCTCCCCGCATGCCTAATGTAAGACCTGATGTACAAGCAAGTAGACAGAAAAATTCACAATCTAATAGACAAACTAGTTTTAATGATGCCGTTAATATGAGAGATAATTTTGAGAGAGTTAAGAAAAGCAAAAGACCAGAAATGAAAGGACCCAGTGAATTAGACGATATTTTATCTGGATTAAAAACCAAAAAAATTAATTTAAAACAAACCGATACTAACAGTGTTGTAAGTATCAGTGAATTAGAAGATATGCAAGATAGTCTTGAAAAACCAAAAAAATCACGTCGTAAAAAACCCAAGTCGGAGAGAAATAGTATCAGTTTGAATTTTACTTGATCGTTTGATAATATATGATTTTCGGTAATACAATATATTTTTTTTATAAATATATTGTAAAATGGTACTAGGAACAATTTTATACGAAGGTATTGATTTAAGTTATCATGTTTTGAAATTGGGATATAACGGTGCATCATCTGTTTATGGTTATTTTTGGGGCCAAAAGAAAGAAATGACCCCTGAAGAAATGCAGAAAACTATTGAAGATTTACAAGAAAAAATAAAACAATTAGAAACAGAGCAAAAAACTATGGAAAAAGAAGAAGCATCAAAATCATTTACAAAAGAAGAAATAGATAAATTAAGGATCGCACTTTCTTCAAGAACTTCTTAAGTTTTTTAACTTCAGATATTCATCAGACTTATATTTTTGAACAGCATAATTCGATACAACTTGTTCCATAAAATATATCCCATTCCAAAATGTTAAAAAAATTGCACATAATATTAAATATTTTTGATACCCGACTATTAATTGATAATGATTATTATAGACTACAAATGTTAATGCACTGTGAGATATACATCCGGGTGCTCTAACCCATAAGTTTAATGAATTATTTATTCTTTTTTGTGTCAATCTCTCAATACATTTATTTCTTGATAAAAATAAGAGAATGTAGTTTATACCACCGGGTAATCCTATCAAAAAAAATAAACTATGGTTTAATAAAAATCCTGAATTAATACTTAACCCGATTGGCAAAGCCACGCCGCACATTAGAATATGATGCAACCAATCATCAAACATCAACTTATTAAAATAATTTATAATATGATAACTATGGAGAGAAAAAGTTATTATAGATGGAACATAATTAACCGGATAGTTATGAAAATTATTAAGATCTGTATATGTATTTTTTAAATCAGGTAAACAGGAATAAGTAATAAAAATATTACTTATTCCATGCAATAAATAATAGTTCCCATGATATCTATTTTGTAATTGTTTATCTAAAGAACAATAAAATATTGTTAAAAAGATATAAAATATTACTCCATGTATGATATCCATATATATATATATATATGTATTAAATAAATTTTAATACATATTGTTTAATTTTTATTTGGGTCTTTGTTTTTTATCTAAATTCTCACCGATCTACGTTTTTTCTTATACCCAGTCCGGGGTTTAAAAATTTTCTTTACACTATATTTGCGCCTTTTTCCACGAGTTCTATTTCGCATAATTTTCTTGCGTTTTGTATTAAAAGTACGTCTCCCTCTTTTTCGTTCATCACGTCGTCTTCTTTTTGTGCGGTTACTCCTCTCTCCCCGAGTAGAACGAGATCTCTCTATTTGACTAGATACATTTTTCATACTTTGTTTTAACTTTCTCATCTTCGAAGGACATCCGCTACCAGAATTTTGTATCATATCACCTATACCATCTAATATTTTATTTGTTGTCCCGCCAGTTTCTACCTCATCGGAAGACTTACTCACTTCCAATTTCAAATCAACATGAACCTCCAAATCAAATATCAATGGATTATTTGATTTATTAAACCTCGCTAATTCCATAAACTTAAAATTCGCACCATTATTTTGTTTAATAATACTAGCATCTTTTATTTTAAATGATTGGTTTTTTGACGCCTTCACCAACTTATGAATATCCAAATGTTTATCATTTGAAAACTTAGCAGTAATGAACGTCGGGATGAAAGTAAGATGCGTCTCCTTTTTAGAAGATGGTTTTAATCCTTCATAAACAGATTCATTATTACTTCGTTCAATAGGAACAGTTATTCTATCTAATGACTTAGATCCTATAGGCACTCTAATATTTATACTAATTCCATCCACATTAATAGAAACTAGTTTCCCACCTCTAGCATCCTTTGGAACAGAGAATTCCAAAGATTTACCTTTTCCCTTGATAATTGGTTTATTGGTTTTCGATCCAGAGAGAAAAGCGTTATTAACCATTTTTTCCACTTCTCTATTCATTTTCGTTTTCATACGCAGTTGTAAATCAAAATTAGGTTGACCCCTAGAAACAAACTCAGGATATAACGGCTCATTACTATTTCCTAAATGAAAATAGTTATCAAAAAGTTCTATACCACGCCTCTGTAATACTCTCAACAATCTATTTGTTTTACCCGCATTATAGTTTTTATATGCAGTCAAGTACCCATTTATTATTGGCATAGGCACAAATGGCGAACTGCATTTATACATACTCACTTGAGGTATAAGTGTTAGTATTTTACTACCATTTTTTTCCTGAGGTATCGATTGAACATTATTAATTACCTTATTTCCTCTGACGATTGGAGAGATAAATTCTAAATCAAAAGTTTTAACTATTTTACCATATCTTCTTCTATTATTTTCACTAGTAATCATTGCAAGTTTACCATTATTAGGATCATTCTTATTTAAAGGTGTATATCTAACAGAATCACCCGGTCTCAATTGTCTATTTGGAATATCTACCACAAAATCAGGAAAATTTTTCCGTGTGAGGTTAAACAGTTTTTTTCCTGAAAAATTAGTTTTATATTTAAATGTTATTCTATACAATACATTATTTGGGGGACAATTCTTAGGCTTATATATATATTTCGTCATTGATGAATTAACTGGCATAGATATAAATTGGAGAGAAATTTATACACGCAACATAAAACTATTTAAATTTTTTAAATGTTCTTTTTTTTGATCCTTCTTTCTTGCTTTTTCCAATATTTTAGTTGCCTTATTAATCTCATCTTGACTAACTTCCCCATCTTTATCCAAATCTAATAAATGTTTAAAATTTCTATATTTTTTAGGGATTACACAATACTTACTTTCTTCATTAAACAAATGATTTGTTAATACAGTAAATATAGCTGTCAACGCTAAAGCAATCAATATATCACGTGAACCCATCCATGAAATAGCAAATATTAATATTTGCCTTCCTACATTATTCTTTAAATACTCTTCCTGTGATTTACTTAATTCAATTGTAATATATTTTGAACCTATATTTAACATGATCATCACTACACCAGCAAAAAATTTACTATTATTTAAATAACCTAAATACTCCATTAATTTTGATAACATCTCTTAATATTTATATATATTTCTTTTTTTTGACTGATATTTAATGATGTTACTTTAGGATAAATATGAAAGTATCTATTTAATATTCCTAAAATAGATACTTCCAAAAATACATATATACCGTATTATGGTATTATGTTTCTTGAAAATTTATAATTTGCTACATATATCAATAATCTTGTTGAGGTTGTTTATATCCACCATTAGTATTTCCATCCAATTGTTTGGTTGCTGCTATATTATTTCTTTCAGCACTTAATTTTATTTTCCTATCAAGATCAACTTGACAAGGGGATGAAAAATTTTCAGGTGTCCATTTACTTATTTTAGGAGTAAATTCCTCCTTAAATCCCACATATTCATTTTTTGAACTAATGAAAAGTATAATAATAAATGCAATTATTACACCACACGTCACCCCCAATGTATATGTTAAATAAATACATAAAAACATAATTACTGCCATAAAATACTTATTAAAAGTAAGATTAAGCAAAAATTCAGGCTGTTTATAAAGTAAACACATTAATAGTGCTAATAGAACATATTCTGCATACAAATTCATATATATATATATATTTTTTATAATAATTCAGTTTATTAATTTTAAATTAAAATCTTCATTTTTTATAAGTATGGCATCAACATTAGCATTTTCAACATTTGATAATAACAATAATAGTTTGGCTAAATCCAAAATTAAAAAAAATAAAACTATAAAAAGAAAAAGTGAAAAAGTAACGACATTCCTAAAAAGTATGGAAGAAGATGATGATAATTTAGCAGATTTCGATACATCTTTTAATCCACCAGATCAACCACAAATAACAAGAGAACCTGTACCTACTACCGAAGATAAATCAAGAACCGATGATGCAGTTTCACCTGAAGCATTTACACAAATGGACGATAACCAATCTTCAAATATGAATTATCAAAATTATTACAATACTTATGTACCGTATTACAATAAGGCAACGAATAATTCTAACTTACATGGCTCTAAAGACGAACTAATGAAAAAACTTAACTACATGATACATCTATTGGAAGAAAATAAAGACGAAAAAACTGGAAACGTTACTGAAGAATTGGTACTTTATATGTTTTTAGGGGTTTTTGTAATTTTTACAGTTGATTCCTTTGCCCGCGCGGGTAAATATACACGTTAATCAATGATGATAACATCTGTACTTTTAAATGGCCTTAAAGCAAAATTATAAAAATAATAAGATGTAGAAATTCTCTCCTGATAACTATATCTATTTAGGATATTTTTAATGATAATATTATTGTTAGAAATATTTTCCAAAAATAACCTCTTACAATCTATCTCCTTACAAATTATACCCAATACGGAGAGAAAACTTAAACTAAATATTGCCTCCTTTGTTTCATTAAAACTTCCTATACATTCCAATCCTCTCTTACCATCATAGTAAGTATGACTATTTCTAAATATAAAAAAATCAAACGGATCTTTATATATCATTGTAACTCCTATGAAAATTAACTTCTTTTTTACTAAATACAAAATATGATTTAAATGGGGGAAAATAATACATTTGAATTTTGATTTATCCAGACGTTTAAATACATCCATAAATAAATCAAAATTTTCACTACCAATAAGTATAGAATTAATTTGTGGTTGATCAAACATTACCTTATTAGGCCATTTTTCGATATCAAACATATAATTATAATAATTTGTCAATGGTACAATGGCGTTACGTGCACCTTCACGTTTAAAAAGAAAAATACAATTTTTATGTGTTACCCTATGTTTCACATAGTGTGTATAAATAAGTTTTGGGGCTATCCCCCGTTTTCTGTGTTTTTTATGAACACATAAGAAATCTACATAGTAAAGTGGAAATAACTTGTTATCTATTTTACATGTAAGAGATCTGGTTGTCATAGTAGCAATGATTTTATTGTTTTTTTCAACAAAAGACATATAACTTTTATCATTGTGATGTTTTAAATAGTCTATAACTCCATGTTTGGGAGGCTTATAAAGTTCATGTTTATGAGGCATGTAATTATTTTTTATGAAAAATTCACACAGTGCTTTTTTTTGTGTAGGCACTTGAAAAAATTCAAAGAACAATACGGTTTCATCATAATATTTATTTTTTTCGGGCATACCATGTTGTATAATTCCCGGAGGCATTAACCAATACCCAATATTATGAAAATGAAATACAGGCTGTTTAGACCAAAATGGATATTTTAATTTGAAAAAGGCAATAAGTAAAATAATAATACAAATAATAGCCAAAATATAGTATAATAGCATAAAAACTATACTATTATAATATTAACAAATTATGATTTTAACATATTATACAACACTTGGGGTTTTTAATTAAAATTGGACACATTTCATTACCTATAATTTTATGTTCATACGTATATTCATGTAGTCAATCATGATAGTTATGAGGCAGAGTAACAAAGAGACGTCTCACTTTTCTACCAGCAACTCTCTCAGCATCTCCTACATGTGGTGCATATCCACTTTCAAATATTTCTAAAAATGCACGAATATATAATTTTTCACGTCTATCAGGACAACTCAATAAATAAAGTTCCTGTTTACCAGAAGCAAATCTTTCAACTAAAGCAAAAAAATTCCCACGTAACTCCTTATGAAATTTCTCCTTTTCCTTATGCCATCTGCTTTCATACATAGTACTTAAATTATTCCATGTAGGTATACCCTTACTATCATCGTCGTCTCCTAATAAAGACTGATTAACTTCGTCGTGTACATCTGATTGAGAATTTTCACTAGTTGCGTTCCAACTTTCCATTATAATACTTTAATAAGAAAAATTTTAAAATATTATACGAATTAAATTAATATATGATTTTTCAATATTGGATTTTTTTACAATAATTTAGGTGAATAATTGATTAACATTTGGAATTCTGATGTCTGATAAATAAGGCCTTATTATTTTTCCTACATTATCTTCTATTATCATTACTATTGCACTTAGATTATTTGATAATTCACACATTAGAATACCAGTTGTTGGTTCAGATAAATGGTGTATATTATCGGTATTTGGTAAAACAGTTACTTTTGTACCAATAAAAGTATGTTTTCGATTTATTTCTAAATGATTCTTCAGAAAGTTAACATCCTGTCGGAGTTGTGTGACCAGCTCATCTATAAGTATTTGATCTGTTGACATTAAAAGTTCACTTATTCCGGTTTATAAAGAATATATATATATTGGTACTCATACATAGTTTTTGTTAAATCAATTTTCCCCTTTAATATAAATCCAGTTTGTTTAGCAAGAGCCAAAATTTGCTTTTGAGTTTCCATATGCAATGTGTGCACATTCTTTCGAACATTGCCCGAACTATCGTCTTTAAATGTTTCGACAAATTCAGCCTTATTATTTGGTTTATCAAATTCAAAATTCCCTTTATATTGAAAATCTTTAAATTTGACTAGAGAATTCGTAATACGTTTTTTAGCATATTTCTGAGCAGATACAATATGTAGGGGATCAGCAGAATTAATAATAGGATCAAATTTATCACGGTTGACTAAATGTAATACAAAATGCCCTCCAGGTTTGAGCCAATTATAACAATTATCAATAAACATTTTTTTTTCATGTATGTAGTAAATAGTAAAATAAAGACAACTAATTACGTCTATTGAAGATTGTTTGTATGTAACAGCATCTAATGCATTTCCCTTTTTAAATTCAGATTTAGGATATTTTTTTTTAGCCTTTTCAATCATCGCAGGTGAAATATCTAAACCACTAGCATTAAATCCTTTCTTATTGAATAGGTCTACATGATGTCCTCTACCACATCCCATATCTACTAAAGTCTTATTTTTAGAAGGTTTTAATATTCTACTTAATTCACGAACTTCATAATCATTCTTTGCCGAATCATGTACCAAGTCATCATATATACTACAATAAAAATCATCATAAAGATTATCATTTTTCATTACTTTAAATTTTTCCATCTGAGTAAATCCCTCTGGTCCCCGATGGTTATAATTTACATAATTAAGTGTTAAAAATAACACTCCTAAAAATATAAATAGTCTAATCCAAATATTAATTTTTGAAATACTTCTCATTGTTTTTTTTAACATTGTAGTTAATGATTTCATTATATGTATTAATATAATATTTTTTATGTGGAATTTTATTATAAATGAATGAAAATGATATTAATGACATACGTCTATTAAATAACTTTCGAGGTATCACTTTTTCAAAATATAAAAAAAATGATGCTAAAAAGGAATTACTAAATAATTTAGTAAATGGAAAAATAGAACAAGCTTGTTATTGGAGCGGTGAATTTATATGTAGCGGACATTTTATTGATTTATGGGATATTATTTTTGAATTTATGTCGAAATATATTCATCTAGGAAACCCTAAATTACCATATTATTTAAAACTTCGCGTTGATGATTTTAAAAATATAGTCAATAATGGATACCAAGATGATGTATTAAAAATAAGAAATAATGACAAGATACGTAAATTATTTGCCGAAATTATGTGTGTATTATGCTGTTCTAATAAGAAAAATGCATTTGAAAATATAAAAATACAAAAAGAAGATTTAAGTATGATGAAAATCACTCATAAATTAAAGGCTGACTCTATTAATTATGCGCAAATTGTATTTAAGGACGAAGATCCCAAAGAGTTATTTGTCGCTATTAATGAATTTGCATGGAATATTTCACAAAAAAAGAGAAATTCTCGTACAGCATGTTATTGGGTTGAATGGGTATTTAATTTTGAAACTTTAGTAAAAAAAGAAAACAAGAAATATTGTGCGGCAAGGCGTGCTGTCGAGGTTGCCGATAAACTTCAAACAGAAATTGTATGGATATTATGGGACTGTCTTTGTTATGAAGCAAATACGCGAAACTCTAGTATGCTGAAACTTATTAAAAATTTACAAGAATTATTTTGTTTGAAATATAAAGCCGGATTGAAGAAAAAAAGAAAATATTTAATATATTTTGCTATTCATTTATTAACAGAAACAATTAATAATAAAATACCAATTATTGAAAATACAGCGTCTGTAGATAATATAGTAAAAAAGGTGAATATTATTTACAAACAAATCAAGAAAAATGAAATTAAGCCGAAAACAGATTATCTTTTCAATAATTCTATGGGAAATACGAATTTAGAAAAAACCGCAAAAAAATTGGATAAAATGAATTCGATAATGTCAAAAGGTATTATACCAAGAAATTAAATATTTATAATACTTTAGGTAAAAAAAAAAATATTATCGTATATTATAAAATGGGAAGACCAGGAAATAAAAGACTTCGAAGAGCAATGTACGGTGCATCACCCTCATCTGCCAATGGATCTACAACAACTGAAGGTTCAGTTACACGAGTTACTGGATCTGTAATAAATAACGGAGGAAATATGAGAAGTGGACTATATCCTAGAATTGGAATGGGATTAGCATTTTTACGTAAAACTCGTGTTACAGAAAATTGTTGTTTTGTCGGAAGAGACGAAGATTTGAAAACTCAGTTATACTTAGCAACCGCATATGCATCTGCTTTCGACAACACTCAGCAAGTATCGAAGGTAACTGCTGCTGCTACTGCCCTCCAAGCTGCTGATAGTGCTGCTGATAGTGCTACAACCGCTGCAGCTATCTCTAGCACGGCCGCCATTAAAGCAACCAAATTAGCAGATTACAATGCTAAAAATGCCGTATTAGTCGCAATGGACGCTAAAAATGCAGCAGCCATTGCCTATGTTGCCAACCAAACCGCAAATAATTTGGCAACATGGCTCGCCGCTTAAGTTTAATATTCTATTTTAATGGAGTTTTTATTTTTTCAACTCATATCACATAATGGCTCGCAGAAGATCCCGCACTCGAAGACGCCACCGCTCCGTAAATGTGGTTCTGCCCCAACAAGAAAACGCACCAGTCGTCGCGACAGATCCCGTAGACGCAAATGTCGTTAATTTAAATAATAATATAAATATTATTTAAATGATTAAAGAATATTTATTAACAAGTTTAATTTTACTTGGATTAGATTTCATATATTTATCTTCAACTAAAAAATACTTTAATTATCAAGTTAAATTAGTTCAAGGATCCACCATAAAACTTAACATATTAGCAACAATTGCTTGTTATATTTTACTTTCAATGGGAATATATTATTTTATTATCAAAAAGAATTTTTCTTATTCCGAGACATTTTATTTAGGAATATTCGTATACGGAGTATATGATTTAACGACTATGGCCATACTTAAAAATTGGAAATGGAATACAGTAATTATGGATACATTATGGGGAGGAACTTTATTTGTTTTAGTTAAATTTTTATTTCAAAAAACCCAATTTTATATTGTTTGAAGTCTTTCTCTCCGAGGTTTTACCGCATCATTTAATACTATCATTTCAACACTATTTTCTTCTTTTTTCTCATCACTAACAAAACCACTATTATTGTGACTTGTTAATTTAAAATTATATTTCACTAATTCACGCATCTTTTCTATTTCTAATCGTAGCATTTTTTTATTTTCATTTCTAATAAACACTTTTAATATTTTCAACATTATTCTACTAATAGTATTATTAATTATTTGAAATATCTTTATAATACCACCCGTTACTCCTAATATTTCAAATGTAGCTTCAACCCCGGTAGTCCTATATAACCAATAATCACCTAATGCACCCACTAATAAACTATTGGTTATAATTAACACCCATATTAATATTGTTTGAAATTTTGATTTTAATTTTGGATTAACATCATAATTTGGTAGTTTTTTTTCATCTATAAAAAGATCTTGATAATAAAGTGGTTTTGATGCCGTATAATATACAATCCATGGAAAATTCCAAAATAACACAAATGCAGAAATTACCAGAAAAACAGGTATATATACATATGTTAGAAGTTCGTTATATACAATTAGGGCTATGGGTCCTAACACTATAGGTAAAAAATATCTTTTTATAGGTATACCCGTGCAACATACTTTGCACTTATTATAACACGATTTACGTTTCACCAATTCCTTACATGAACACATATATATATATATTATAATTGATCCATCTATAAGTTATTTGTCTAAGTCTTCAATTGCCTTTTTAACGGAACATCTTTCTGCTATATTTTTCTTCACTTGTTTTTTATTTTTTTCCGTTTCCTTTTTATCCTCTCCACTACTAATACAATCCAACAATCCAGACCATTCTTCTGATTTTTCATTATTATTTGTATATTCTGGATTTTTCAATTCCCATTCACCCAAAGCATCTACATGCTTTATTTTTATTTTGGTAATAGCATCATCGATCTGCTCTCCACTAGCATCTTTTTTCCAACCTTCTGTATCTTTAATAAAAAATTTAGAACGTTTGGTGTCAGAAGAGTGGAACGGTCTTTCAACACTTGACATATCTTTAAGATTTTTTAAAATAACATTTGAAATCCCATCCACAAATCCCAGTTCTTTTGTATTTTCCAAGTCTGCAATCGAAACTATTATTTTATTAACAAAATCGGTGAGGGACATAGCATCTTTACAATACTCATTCAGAAATACATTTATAGAAATATTATTGGTATTGTTATTGTTATTTGTAATATTGTTTATTTTCAGGTTTTTCATTTCTTTTTTTAATTCTCTGTTTTCTTGCAAAATAGTTTTTAGTAATTTTGTGACATTTTCCGGATTTGCCAATTCATTTTCTTTTTTATTTTTGGTATTTTCTCCAATTTCTTCCTTATTTTTACGACAATTTTTCTTATGTCTTGATAAATTCGCACGGTGGTTGTAGGTCTTGCCGCACAAACATTTATGCGTTTTTTTTGTTATCATTTTGTTATCATATGTTATCATCGTGTGTTTTATGGTCTTAAGATGTCTTTTGTAATCATATTTATTAGACGATAAATAGTCACACTTTTTACAGGCGTATTTTTTTTGCGTTTTTTGCGTTTTTTTTTCCATATATATATGATAACATAAAAAACGCCTAAATTCTTATTTTTTTAATTATTTAGTGCTTTTTTTTAAGTCATGTAGGTAGATTTTTTTCAAAAATTTCTAAAAATTTCCTTCATTCTTCTAGTAAAATAGTTTTTTCGTGTTTTTTACGAAAAAAGTACATCGCTATTTTCAATTTTGGACATTTATTATTTGTCCATTTTACAATATAGCGGAAAAGTTTTTTCAAAAAAGAAAAAAACTATTATTGTAGAATTGATATATATCAATTATTAAGATCATAATCCGTCTCACAATATCAATCATATATTTACGTATGAACGCATTATGCTCTGAAATCCATAAAAATTGTTCTAAATCTCTTCAAATAATATATTTCATATATTTAGAAAAGTGCAAATATAAGAAACCTAATATATTTTTTTGTATTAGATTTTTAATATTTATAATTTGTATATGAGTATATTTGAATCAAATAATACGAATAGTATCATGAAAAATATTACACCGGATCCAAGTAAAAATTCTTTTACTGAAAAAATATCAAAAACAATATCTAGAAAACCTACTGTAACTGATAAATTAGCATCAAATTTTTCAGGTATCAAATCATCTATAAGTCAAACATTTAGTCCTATTGAAAGCCCAACTGATAACGGTGTTAATATTATCAAAATATTACTTATCGTATTAATCATTGCCTTTTTAACATATAATATATATTTATACTTTTACGAAGGAACCGATATTTTTCAAAAATATTTTGGCATTGTTTTATTTAAAACTGGCCAGGGAACAAATAATGTTTTTCATAATACATCCGAAGGTGCCAAAAAAATTATTAATGTAGGGGAAAAAGCAGGGACAAGTGTTGGAAAAGCAGTTGCAGATGTAGGTAAAAATATTGAAGCCAGATCAAAGTTAAAACAGGCAATTGAAACACCAAAAAGAGAGGAAAAAAAGATAGATGCTGATGATAGTACTGAAAGTAATATCCAATACAAAAAATCAGCAGGATATTGCTATATAGGAAGCGATAGGGGATATAGGACGTGTGTTAAAATGACAGGCGAAGATACCTGTGCATCTGGTAAAGTTTTCCCTAGTAAAGATATTTGTGTAAATCCTAATTTGAGACGATAAATTATTAAATATTCAAATAAAAAATAATATAAATATTATATTATTTTTTATACTATAGTATGAGTATTTTACAATCATTATTAAATTCTAAAAAATTAGAAAATGGTATGATATGGTCTAGTGTATTTGCTATAACTACAATACCGATCGGATTTATTGCAAATACATTAATTCTCCCACGATTAAATTTATACCCAAATGATAGAGAAATTTTTAAAGAACAAATATTGAAAATGTTATTAAGTACATCAGCAGTATTGGGATTTATATACGGTTACCATAAATCCCATTGTTGTTTATTGAAAAATTAAGTTACAATATTCAAAAAAATTTAAATATTGTAAATTATAATATTGCAAATTATAATATTTAAGCACTTGACGAAAAGAACCATCTAAGAGAAAAATATGGAGGAAATATTTTCATACTATCATCTGCCGCAAGATTTGGTCCACTTTTAACCATATTTTCAATATCAACGCCTGAAAGAGCATAACCATGATATCTTAAATTAGATAATAATCCAGAAAATCCCCCATTCATATTAACATACACATCTCCGTAATTTTGTTTTGGAACAGACCTAAACTCATATCGGTTTACAATAGTACCATTAATATATGTGTCCATATGTTTTCCCCTGCATCGTATATTTACAAGAATCCATTTATTCATCGGAATAGAATCTATTTCAACTTCATCAATAATATTATTAAATGTATTCATAACTATTACCAAAGCATTTTTAGTCTCATGTAAATATAATCCCGGAGCATTATTGGGGAAAGCCATGTTAGTTACATTAATACCTTCAAAATCTTTTTTACCACCTAAATTACCAGAAGAACCCTTGTGAAATATATGTTTTCTCTGACCCTGTTTATATACTAGATCATCGACAAATATCCATGTTGACCATGTAAACTCTAAACCTTCTCGTTCATTTACGGATCTCATAATAGGAATAGATTCATTTACGTTAGGATCTTGATGAATAATTTTTAATTTTTTACCACTTTTTAAACCGTTTATTAATATAGGATTTTTATCATGAGAGTTTAAATATCCTAAAACCATCGAACCTAATCTCAATGAATAAATAAAAAGAATTAACACTAAAATAAAGAAACAAACCTTTGCAACAAGAGTATTTGAATATAAGAAATCAGTTGTACCGGATACAACTTTGTTATTCCTAAAATTAGAGAAAAGACCCCCCATTTTATTACGTGAACCTGCTAACGTTTCTCCTAAATTCGACATTGGACTATTAAAATTACTTGCAAAACTACCGTAAGACATACTTATATATTATAAATAATATAATTACGTTCAAAAATTAGATATATAAAAAATTTTATATATAATAAATTTTATATATAAAAATTATATTCAAAATTTATATTTCAAATCCAGTAACTTCTTCATTATCTTTCATGAATGATAATTTTAATTTGTATTTATTAAATAAATCTGATAAAGCATTGCCCCCCGGACCTGCTTTATAAATCTCATACGCTTCGCGTGGACTAATTGTCCTTGAAAAATAATTAAATTTAGAAGTTGCCCCAGAAAATCCTTTTTCAGGTGTCAACTCAATATTGGCATTTTTATCTATATTTGGAACACCAGTTAAAAGATGCGTATTTACTAACTTACCATCAATATAAGTATCAACAGTTCTATTATTTGTAGCCAAAATAATATTGCACCATTTTTGAATTGGAATATTTTGTATAGACCAACTGTCAACTGCTCCACTAGAACTATCTGATAACGTAGATAATGAAATATCTAAATCATTGGTAGAAGGTGCTAAAGAAAGTGAAGGACAGATAGTACCACTTTTTGAATTAGATCTTCTAAATATAACCTTCGGTTTACCATACTGATATTGCCAGTTATCAACATAAACCCAAATGGAAAATGTAAAATCAACAGAGGATGGGTTACCTGTGAGAGAAGTTGCAGGGATAGTTCTAAGGGTTTTTGCACTTCCTCCCATGGACAAACTTGCATTTGTAGTGTCTGAAAAAACATATTTCCATATAAGATAAAGTATGACGACGATTATAACTCCTAAAATAATTGTTTGAAAATTCATAATATAATATTAAGTTAGAAATTTATCTAAACGATTGGTGGATTAATATTTTTTAAAATAGCATAATTAGCGTCTATACGTTCTTTCGACATAATTCTCGGAAAATATAATACATTACAAACTCCACCGCCTATACCGTTATCATCACCTACACTAACATTATCTATGCTCATATAAGGTACTACATTCTTAAATGAAGCCACCAATTTAGAATTCATAAATATATCCAATACCCCCCCGTCATAATTTATTACTATATTGTTCCATCTTTGTAAAGGGAAATCAGTAATTTTATAAATAACTGGTTTTTTATTCAATCCATTGTTCATTGTAATTTTTAAAGAATTATCAGAACCATTATATGATATAGTGGGTTTTCCCCCGTAATCTAAAATAGTCGTATGTTTTCTATATTGATCTCCATAATTAGGCGCTTGTGCTCTTATAAAGAACCATGCACTAATTGCATAATTATAATTATATTGGATATTATATCCATTTAGATCATCATATCGACCCAAATCCTTTTTATTTTTAAGATAAACTGGATCTCTCAGCAATATTTTTGCCTTTTGAACAGTCTTAATATTGTTACTTTCTTCTCTGAGTTGCTTTAAATAAAGTACGGTTTCGCTAATATTATGTTCCAAATCAAATATCTCTCCAGCATGATTATAAATTAATTGGATAGTTTCATTTATAGTTTCTTTACACACATCTTTATCTTTTATATCGGATGCATTATTACACATCTCATCACTTCTATATCCATAATTTATTAAAAACTGAACCAATTCTTCTTTATTGGTGGGGTTATTTAAATTTCTTCTTTTAATATCTTTCCATCCATCTTCCGGAATTCTCTTACCGTTTTCAGAATGCGTATTTTTTTTTAGTGTTTTTACATGTTTATTCATTTTTATCAATGATTTTTCAGCATCCCTTATTTTATTATCAATCAAAATTTGATTGTTGGCTTTTGACGAAGAAGTTGTATACATAAATTTTACAAAAATAGGAGCAACAATTAATAACGTAATTAAAATGATCTCTATTGCAAATATATAGTAAACCGTTGTAGGTGTATGACGAAATTCATTGTATAAAAATTTGATTATATCGAAAAATATACATGGGATAATAAAAATAGCATAAAACAAGACATTCAAAATAGGATTATTATTTAAAATTCGTTTGAATGATATAGACCCTAATAAATATGTATACGTTAAAAATAAACCAGTCAATACTGTACCAATCATTATCATAACCGACCCTGAAACGTTAAAAAGAATATTTTTACTCACAAGAAATGCAAATGCTGCTAATATACCCATAGCAACACCAACAGCTATTAATGAATATAAGTATTTTGAAGAATTTTTATATAACCAGTCATCTTTATCCAAATTAGATCCTGTACTTGGATAATCTCCTAAGAAACTTTTTGTAAATTTAATAAAAAAGACTGTTAGACAAATAATTCCTACTCCTATAAAAAGAAAATTTATAAAATAAGAGTAATCTGCAATAGTTTCGGGATAACCATTATTATAAATGTAAATAGATACACCCACAAATAATGATATTATTAATAATACTAAACTAAATTGTCTATTATTACGGGTAGTATCCCAAGCACCCATCCTCGAATAACCCATATCTTGCCTCCATGATGGGAAGAGAGGAAATATAAACCATAGTAGTTGTCCTATTGATTTTAAAGGTGTTATTAGTAATGTACTTACAATATACTGAACAAAAGAGAAAGTTATTTTATAAGAACTTGGAAAATCACTCGTCTGCTTATAGTGATTTACACCATATCCAATTATAAAAAGTATTAATAATATTAATAATGCTAAAGGAGTATAAATTATTGCTGATGTGACACCTTTTAAAACAGTACTCATTTATATTTTATGTATATTAAATAAAATATAATTCTACAAATTATTCATGGATGTTTTATTAGCATGGCAATTATTACATAATGCTGCTAGATTAGATACGTCATTTGACCCCCCGAATTGTAAATCAATCTTATGATCTACCTGAAATGTATGTGTTAATTGTTGACTACATGTATTGCACTTCCAACTCTGTTGGGCTGCTACATATTTTTTCTTAGTTTCACTTACACTTCTTTTTGTCGTAGGTTCCCGATTTATCATATTATGATGGTTCATCGTATTGGGACTTATAGTATATGAAATATTTGATTGTTGACCCAGTTGATTAACCTTATCTCTTGCAGATGTGAAGTCAAAAAGAGGTGTTAACATATCCCTTGTATTATTATCCACCGGCATATATTTTATGAGATCGGTTGCATGTTTTACTAAATTTTTTGTCTCACCCGGATTTTTATTTATAAATAAATAAATACTTAAACCAACAAATGCGAAAGTAGCCATTTTATAGTATTTTTTTCCCTTTAATACATATTCCGTAAATTTTCCATCATAATATGTATTGGCTACTAAAAAGGCGGTTATAACAAATATTAAAAAGTTAATTTTCATATATATATTAAAATATATATAAAACTAAAATTAGACCAAGTAGAATTATACCTTTTTGTAGATCATACCTAAACGGTGATGTTTTTTACCCTTGTATGTTTTTCCTTTATATTTGAACGATGCCAATCCCTTCTTTTTAGCATTTAACATAAGTTTGAAGTAGGCATTAAGTGGTCTTTTCTTACCCTTTCTGCTTTTACTCTTGCGAGTACGTCTGGTTTTTCTGCTTTTGCTTTTGCTTTTGCTTTTGCTTTTGCTTTTGCTTCTTCTGCGTTTTCCTCCAAGAAGAGAACCTACATCAGAACCTTCCGATGCTATAGGTTCATCTTCTACGTGATCATCTGAACCATGTTCCCCATCATGCTCACCACCGTGCTGTCTTTTACGTCTTGAACGAGATCTTCTACGTGTTCGTTTAGCCATTATATAATTAGGATATATTATTTTTTTAACGAGCATTTTTCCCTAAATTCTATTTCCTATAAAAATAGAATATTGTTAAGAATAATAACCCAACTATTCCCAACTCAATATATTTTTTTCTTGTTTTTGCTATTTCTTTATTTTTCATATCCTTTGGTTTATATTCTTCATAATATTTCTCTAAATCTTCATAGAATTCTGTCTGAGGTTTTTTTATTTTTTTATTAATTTTATTAAATATGAAATGAACCCATTTCATAAAAGACATTCTCGAACTTAAATAGGGCGTAACAGGATATTTATCTAAAAGTTCTAAAAAATGATTACCAATAGGTTCCATTGGTATAAATATAGGCAAATTTTGTATAAAATCATAATATTTTTTAATACTTACATCATTTGGATGTTTTGGATAAGTAATAGCCATAGTTTGTAATGTAAATTTTAGGTGTGGTAACCAAACATTATAGTTCAAACCCATTATATAGCAAATGATATAAAAACATAAACATTTAAACATATATATTATGCTAAAAACTCATGAATTTTATGATTCACTTTATTGTAATAATTGTGGAAAGAGGGGACATACATATAACCAATGTTCTAAACCAATTACTAGTATGGGATTAATAATTATCACTAAAGAACGTAATAATTTTAAATTTTTAATTATATGTAGAAAAGATAGTTTAGGATATATTGAATTTTTAAGGGGAAAATATGACTTATATGATAAAAACTATATACAAAATTTAGTTGATGAAATGACAAATACTGAAAAAAATAATTTATTAACAAAAAGTTTTTCTAAATTATGGAATGATTTATGGGGTAAATTTAGTCATAATCAATATAGGCAAGAAGAGCAACTTTCTGAAGATAAACTTAAACGTTTGCAAACAGGAATACGTGACAAACATACAAAAAAAGTATTTAATCTAACACAATTAATTACAGATAGTTTAACAAATTGGGATGAACCTGAGTGGGGATTTCCAAAAGGGAGGAGAAATTATCAAGAAAATGATATTTCATGTGCATTACGTGAATTTGAAGAAGAAACCGGATATTTGAGAAAAGACGTAAATATTATCAATAATTTAAAACCATTCCAAGAAATATTTACAGGATCAAATTATAAATCGTATAAACATAAATATTTTTTAGGATTTATACATAATCTCGTAGAACATACAAATTTTCAAAAAAGTGAAGTTAGCCAGATGAAATTGTTAAATTTAAAAGATTGTTTGGAAAAAATAAGACCATATAATTTAGAAAGAATTGAATTAATAAATAATATAAATAGTGTTTTACATAAATATAGTTTAATCTCATAATATATTATTATGGAAGAACAATCCGATAAAAAAGAATGGACAGAAAAACCTTTTAAAATAGAAAATACTGATCTACGTACTAAAGGTATAGTAGATAGTAAATTTAGACTTATAGGGATAAATGGTAAGAAATTAAGAATTAAGAAAAATAATCAATCAAATAAGATAAAAATGGTCCGGAAGAAAAATTGGCAACAAGAATATAAAGATTTTTTTTATAGTTTAGATGATCAATGGGGTAAATTATACGGATTTAAATCTTCTTCTGGTAATTGTCCAGAAGAGAAAATAAAAATATGTGAATCGAAGGGTAAAGTATGTAATATTAAAACAAACCGGTGTATAAATCCACCAAAGGGAGTTCCAAAAAAAAATCTTACAAAAACAAAGAAATCGACAACAAAGAAATCGGCAACAAGGAAATCGGCAACAAAGAAATCGGCAACAAAGAAATCGGCAACAAGGAAATCGGCAACAAGGAAATCGGTAACAAGGAAATCGGCAACAAGGAAATCGGCAACAAGGAAATCGGCAACAAGGAAATCGGCAACAAGGAAATCGGCAACAATAGTAGACCTGCCATCAACTGAATTATCTAGTAGACAAATTTCTGAGGATGCTTTAGAAAAACCCCCGAGTATAAAACAAATCCTATCACCTGTTAGAGATGATACCATATCAAGCCCCCAAGATGATACCGAATTAAACACAAGCCCCCAAGATGATACCATATCAAGCCCCCAAGATGATACCGAATTAAACACAAGCCCCCAAGATGATACCATATCAAGTCCTCGAGAACAATTAAGCACAACCCTTAAAACCCAATGCCAAACCTTGATTGATAGTATTAAAGGAGATTTACACAATTTATCTCTCCAAAGCAAGGATTATCAAAAACTTTTACAATGCACATCGGCAAAAAATAGAGACCAACTCAAAGAGTATGAGAAAATAGATAAACTGTTATATCCTCATTTAGATGATCCAAATTTTGCATTAAAAATATCAAGTAAAAAAGAATTTAGGGATGTTGAAATTCCAAAAAAAACACAAGACCAAATAGATAATATAGCAGACGAGGCTACCAAATTATGCAATCCCGTAATGGAATTTGAATTACAAGCACAACAAAAATTTGTTCGAAATTTTTTATCATTTCAAAGTCCGTATAATAGTTTACTAATCTTTCATGGATTAGGCACAGGCAAAACATGTTCATCTATATCTGTGTGCGAAGAAATGCGTAATTATTATAAACAAATCGGCTCTGATAAAAAAATAATGATAATAGCCAGTCCAGTTGTTCAGGAAAATTATAAATTACAATTATTTGATGAAAGAAAACTTAAATTAATTAATGGATTATGGAATTTAAAAGCATGTACAGGCAATAAATTTATTAAAGAAATTAACCCGATGAATACAAAAGGACTTTCTAGAGAAAGAGTAGTTAAACAAATAAAAAAAATTATAAAAATTTCTTATGAATTTTTAGGATATACTGAATTTGCAAATAAAATAGATAAGATTATGAACAAAATATCGGGTAAAGACAATGAAAAAGTTATTAAAAAACAAAGGCGCGCTTTAGAAAAAGAATTTTCAGGAAGATTATTGGTTATAGACGAGGTTCATAATATTAGAGCAAATGATATTAAAAGACGAACCACCAAAAATTTACAAGATTTAGTTAGTTATACAAAAAATATCAAATTATTATTGTTAACTGCCACGCCAATGTTTAATGAGGTGACTGAAATTATTTGGTTAATAAATTTAATGAATTTAAACGATAATAGATTTCCAATTAAAATTAAAGATATATTTGATGATAATGGCAATATTAAAGAAGAAGGTAGAGAATTATTAATACAAAAATTAAATGGATATGTTTCATATGTCAGTGGTGAAAATCCATTTACATTCCCATTTAGAATTTTTCCATATGAATTTAATAGTCCACATTCATTGAAAATATTAAAAACAAACGAATGGACGTATCCAACAGAACAAATAAATGGTCTAAAAATTACACCAGAAATGCAAATTAAATATTTAGATGTCTATATTACCAAAGTAACCGATTTTCAAGATAAATCATATAAATATATTGTTAAAAAAATGAAAGAGAAATATCCATTATTACAAGAAAAACGACAAGGTATACAATACACTATGATGGATGGTCCATTACAAGTATTAAATATAGCATACCCACATGAAGATTTATTAGACGATGATTATTCAGAAAAAGATATAGGTAACCAATTATATGGAAAAAGAGGATTGAGAAGAATTATGGAATATACCAAATCTACAAAAAAAGAGTTTGAATATAAACCATATATTATAAAGAAATTCGGCCGCATATTTAGTGCAGAAGGAGAAGATCCTTTGCTCAAAAAATACAGTGCAAAGATTTATCAGTTTATTAAAAGAGTTAAAAACAGTGAAGGTATTTGTCTTATTTATTCCAATTTTATCGACGGTGGATGTGTACCTATAGCATTAGCATTAGAAGAAATGGGTATATATAGATTTAATACAGAGAAGTCTCTGTTTAAAAACAAAACAAAACAGCCCTATAAAATACATGGTCATAATGCAAAATATATTATGATAACTGGTGATAAAAAGTTATCACCTAATAATAAATTAGAATTAAAAGCTGCGACTGATTCGGATAATACGAATGGAGAGAAAGTCAAGGTTATAATTATTTCAAAGGCTGGTTCTGAAGGATTAGATTTTCAGAATATAAGACAAGTACATATTTTAGAACCATGGTATAATTTAAATCGGGCAGATCAGATAATTGGAAGAGGTGTCCGAAACAAAAGTCATTGTTTATTACCTTTTAATAAAAGAACAGTTGAAGTTTATCTATATGCATCAGAATTGGACAATGATGTTAATGAGCCAATTGATATGTATATGTATCGTGTTGCTGAAAATAAAGCAATAAAAATAGGTAGAGTAACTAGATTATTAAAAGAAAACTCGGTGGATTGTTTGTTAAATAAAAATCAACAAGATATGAATGCTAATAATATTGGAAAAAACATAAAATTATTGTTATCAAATAATAATGAAATAACGTATCGAGTAGGTCATAAAGATAATAGTTTAATATGTGATTTTATGGAATGTCAATATGATTGTAAACCTAATAATGAATTATCTGAAGAAGTTGGCATTGAGACATATAATGAAAATTATATTATAATGAATATTGAAAAAATATTGAACAAAATAAAATTATTATTTCGAGAACATTATATTTATGAAAAATCAGATTTAATTAAAAGAATTACAATGATGAAGCAATATTCAAATGAACAAATTAATACGGCATTAGATATTTTGATAAACGACGACAATGAATTTATAACCGATATGCTAGGTAGAAACGGGCGTCTTGTTAATATTGAAAAATTTTATATGTTCCAACCTATTGAAATTGATAGTGATAAAAACATAACTATGTATCAAAGAAGTAATCCAATTCATTTTAAACCCAAAAAAATTGTATTTACTCCCAAAAAAACTCAAAAACCAATGAAAACACCCTCAAAAATAAAAATACAACAAAATATGGAATTTTACAATTTTTATAATAATTATTTAATATTATTAAATCCAACAGATGTAAATAATAAAATAAATTGGGTTCAATCTGCAGGACATACAATACAAAATCTAGTAGAACATAATGAGCTACCAAAAGAAATACTTGTAGAATTAGCATTAGAACATGTTTTCGATATTTATTCAATTCAAAATAAGATTAAACTAATAAATGAGATAGAACTTATTAAAAATAACCATCTAATTATACAAAGTATTGATCAAAATTGCTTACAATTATTTCAAAAAATAATTGATAAAAATACTATATCATATGAAGGTATTACGGTATTACCTATTGCTGACTATAAGAAACAAGTATTTAAGACTGGGTTAGGATTTTTAAAATTAAAGAATGATGTAACTCCTCATCAATGGATAACTGACGTTTCTGGTTTAAACACCAAATTTGTTGAAATATTAACAGATATGTTCAAATTTAATATTGATGGAATAAATAATTTTATTGGGTTTTTAACAAATTTTAAAAGTAGAACAGTTTTCAAAATAAAATCAATATCATTAAGTGAGCAAAAAAGAACAAATAAGGGACAACAGTTACCTACAAGTGGAGAAAATAAACAAGTAACTGTAAATAGATTAAATAGTGTATTATTTAATTTAAATCCAAAACCTAAATACGGCATGAATAGTTCCAATACTAAAATAGAAACTATATATGGCAATGATAATATAAGATCTATTAATGACATGGAATTAGCGGTTGAAATAGAGTTGATTTTGCGATATTTAGATATAAATAAACAAAATGAAAAAAAATGGTTTTTTAATACTTTAGAAGATAAAATGAACCAAGTTGAGAATATAAAAGTTTAAATATTGTTTAAATATTGTTTAAATAAATAAAATTGAAAAATAGATAAAAATAAAGAAATGACTATATAATATATTAATGAGTAAAACACATAAAGCTAAGTTTAATAAAAAAAGTAATTCTATATATGCGAAAAACATGCTCACTAGAAAATTGGTGTTACCATTTACATCTGTTGGAGGCAACTTAAGTGAAATTTTAAAACAAAAGTTAGAAGAAGACTTATATGGTAAGTGTTGTAAGGATGGTTATATTAAAACAGACTCTATACGAATATCTTCTTATTCTTCAGGAATAGTACAAGAAAATGATATAATTTTTGATGTGTTATTCGAATGTTTAATATGTCATCCTGTAGAAGGTCAACATATAAAATGTAAAGTAGAAAATATAACGCGTGCTGGTATTAGAGCGATATATTTTAAAGAACAACGTTCACCAATAACAATATTTATTGCACGTGATCACCATTATGACAGTAAATATTTTTCAACCATTAAAGAAGAAGATTTAATTTTAATTAAAGTTATAGGTATTAGATATGAATTGAACGATGAAACTATATCTGTACTTGGGGAATTAAAACCACAAAAACAACATAGAATAACAAAAATCATATTAGAACAATAAAACCCTTTTAATGTATATTAACTTAAATAATATACATTAAAAATAATGTAATGAATACTATTGAAAAAAATAAGTTGAAAAGCAAAATAGAAAAATTGGACAAAATTCATCAAACAAAAATCTTAGAAATTATAATTAATAATAATATTAAATATAGCGAAAATAGAAACGGTATTTTTTTAAATATGGAAAATTTAAATAAGAAAACAATACGTGAAATAGAGAAAAACTTAGAATATTTTCAAAAACAAGAGAAAACCTTAACCGATATTGAAACTATTAAAGACGAGTTGAATAATGAGTATTTTGAAAACGGAAATAAAGAAAGTCCATCATATATATCAAATGAACTATCAACTTAAAAATTCGCAAAAAATCACACCGCAAAAAATCACACGGCAAAAAATTTCAAATATGCTCAAAAATATAAACAAGTATTGTTTTGATAGTAAAAATATTATAGAATTAGATTTACTATCAAAAAAACAAAATAATAACCAAATATGTGATAATTTTACAGAGAAGACTAATTTTACGGAGAAGACTAATTTTACAGAGAAGACTACCAAGGAAATTCCTGAATTTTTTATACCACATAACCTTGACTCGAGTGATGATATTTTTTGGTGCTGGTATATATTTCATTATGGATACATTGAATATAATATTCAAAGAAAGAAACCATTTTCAGTAGAAAAAAAGACAAAAATTAACTGGGTAACATTATTAAGAGAAAATAAATCAAGTATAAAAGAATTAAAATATAAATTAGTACATTTAGAAAATAATTTAGTTAATGAGAAAAATATGAATATTATTACACTAGAAACTATATGTTTTATCAATAATATTGATTTCTATATTGTAAAAAACAAAATGTTATATAAGAATAGCAATAATAATAAACATTGTATAGTATTAAAATATTGTAGTGATTCTAAAAAATATGCAATATTATTAGATAATATTCAAATACACAAAAAAATAGAAAAATTTGAACAAGATTTATTTTTAGTTCGAAATATAGAAAACCCGTTGAAGTCTATTAGTAGTTATAAACTAAAAGAGTTACAAGATATTGCAACTAAATTAGATATAGAATTGAAAAGGAAAGATAGTCATAAAAATAAAATCAAAAAATGTTTATATAGTGAAATTCAAGAAATATTGGTATAATAATAGGTTGAAATAATAGGTTAAAATAATAGGTTGAAATAATAGGTTGAAATAATAGATTAAAATTGAAATATATATAAAATATAATGTCGTAAATTATATATATATGCACAAACAACATGAAATAACCCCGCAAGAAAATTTAAATCGTTATATTAATCTTTATTTAAAGGATAAAAGAAATAATCAAGATGAATTTGAAATTCGATTTGGCACTAAACACTATAATACTATCACAAAAATTTCATTTGAAAATATTATTTCAAAAATAAAATCATTAGGGTTTCGGTCTGAAAATTTAGATGGAGATACATATTTAAATATTACAAACGAATATGCTGATCCTAAAACTGGTAGAATGAAAAGATCAAATGTAAGGACAACTATATCAGGTTTACATAATATTCAAAAATATTGTAAGGAAAACAATTTAAATCCTGAAAAATTACCAACGGGTACATCATTTTTACAAAAATTCTCAAAAACAGATAGTGATAATGCATATCTCAAACCAATTGATTTCCATGATTTTCACTTTAGGGTAAATTATAAAACAGAAAGAAACTTAAAAGTTAATAAGCCAGAGGTAGTGTCACTTTTACAAAATTGGAAAGACTCGAAGAAAGTTTTTAGATATATCAAAAGATATTCATTTACCCATACATTTTTAAATTTATACCCGTTTAAAATAGATTGTAGTATTGTGAAAACCTCTAATAAAAAAAGGGATTATATTTCCACCTATAATATTCAAGAATCAAATGTATTTAATAATCCCGAAAATTATGAAATAGAAATAGAATTACTTAATAGCCAGGCTAAATTTATTAGTACTAGAGGGGAAGAAGACACAACTGATGCTGATCTTCTTTTAAATATAATAAGAAATGGTATTAAAATCATTTTATCGGGATGGCAACAAACCAATTTCCCAATTTCTTATAGGGAAATCCAAGACATGCAGAAAGAATATTTATCCCTAATACAAAAAGGTGATGATAAAAAAAGAAAATCTAATATGACGCATGTAGAAAACAGACGAATATCAACAAGAGATTTTATCGGTCCGTCATCTATTAGTCTTGAAACGCAAAATATCGTATCTTTACAAGAGGACGCAAATATACCAAATATTAATGCACCATATACAGTAACAGATAAAGCGGATGGATTACGAAAACTTTTATTTATAAATAAAAAAGGAAAAATCTATCTAATGGATACGAATATGAATATGCAATTTACAGGTAGTATAACAAAACACAATAAGTATTTTAATTCTATATTAGATGGTGAACATGTTATTAACGATAAGGAAGGTAGTTTTATTAATTTGTATCTTTGTTTTGATATTTATATAATTAATAATAGAATTGTTAAACAATTTCCATTTTATAAAAGCAAAGAAGAAGAAAAAGAAGAAACATTTCGATTAGAATTGATGTATAAATTCGTTCGAGGTCTTGATAGTAAATGCGTAAGCGGTTCGTATATAACCCCAATTGTTATTAAAGAAAAAAAGTTTTATTCGAATTTAAATTCTAATATTTATGAAAAATGTAAAATTATTTTAGATGGTATGAAAGACGGCTCTATGTTTAGTTATGAAACAGATGGTTTAATTTTTACCCCTAGTAATAAAAGTGTTGGGTCTAATGTGAGTAATGAACTTACAGATCCGAGAAAAATGACTTGGCAATATTCATTGAAATGGAAACCGTCAGAATTTAATACTATAGATTTCTTAGTTACTACTTTAAAAGATGAATCGGGTGGAGATGTTATTCATAATTTATTTGAAGACGGGGTAAGTTTAGTTTCGACAGATCAAATTAGTCAATATAAAACCATTATTCTACGAGTAGGATTTGATGAAAATAAACATGGATTTATTAATCCATGTCAAGATGTTATCAATGAAAATTTTCCAGAAACAATTTATAGTGATAATAAAAATAGTTACAAACCAATGCCGTTTATTCCATATGATCCCAGTCCTAATTTTCCAATATATAAATGTAATATTAAACTAGATAGACAAGGTCAATCGAAAAATATGTTGACTGAAGATAAAAAACAAATTATTGAAGATAACACTATTGTTGAATTTCGCTTTGAAAAAATTAATGAAAAATATTGGCAATGGGTTCCTATTAGAGTTAGACACGATAAAACATCTGACTTTAGAAAGGGTAATCGTAATTTTGGAAACGCATATCATGTGGCGGAAAGTGTATGGCGTTCCATACACAACCCTATAACCGAAGAAATGATGGCTACTGGTAAAGGCATTCCAGATATGGTTGATGAAAATGTTTATTATAATAGGACGAGTAATAAAACATTTACTCGATCATTGAGAGATTTTCACAATAAATATATTAAACGTAAATTAATTATGGATTCTAGTAAAAGAGGAGATACATTAATAGATATGACTGTTGGAAAAGGCGGCGATTTATCAAAATGGGTTGATGCCAAATTATCTTTTGTTTTTGGAGTAGATATTGCGAAGGATAATATAGAAAATAGAATTGACGGATGTTGTGCTCGTTATTTAAAAATGCACAAAAAATATAATACTTTGCCAAGAGCACTTTTTGCACATGCAAATAGCAGTTTAAACCTATCATCAGGAGAGGCATTCTTTAATGAAAAAGGTAAACATATAATAAATGCGTTGAATGGTATAGGATCAAAAGATAAAGAGTCGTTGGGTATGGGAGTGTATAGGCAATTTGGTAAACATAGAGAAGGATTTGATATTGTGTCGAATATGTTTTCCATTCATTATTTCTTTGAAAATAGTGAAACATTTCATAATTTCTTACAAAATGTATCTGAGAATTGTAAAATAGGTGGTTATTTTGTGGGATGTTGTTATAACGGTAAGAAGATTTTTAGAAAATTACGACAAAAAGAGCCAGACCAGAGCATATTCTTAATGAGTAAAGAAGATACAAAAATGTGGGATATTAAAAAATTATACGATAGTAATGAATTCAACGATGACGAAACATCATTGGGATATAAGATTGATGTATATCAAGAATCTATTAATAAAACCTTCAGCGAATATCTAGTGAATTTTGATTTCTTAACGCAATCATTGGAAACATATGGATTTATACCTATTCCTATAAATGAAGCAAAACATATGGGATTTACTAAGTCCATTGGAAGTTTTGAAGATTTATTTGGAAATATGCAAGAAGAATTGGAGCACAAACAGTTAAATAAACATAATATAGGAAAGGCTGATGTGATGACCGAAAATGAAAAAAAAATATCCTTCTTAAACAACTATTTTATTTATAAGAAGATCCGAAATACAAACGCCAAAGAAATATCTAAAATGATGACAGGCAAATCAGAAGCATCAAAACAAGATGGAGAAACAGATGAGAAGCAAAGTTTACCTGAAAAGCGCAATGTTAAAAAATATGTTAAAAAAATCGTTTTACCTAGTAAATAAGGATTAAATATTATAAAAATTATAAATAAATTCAAACTTTGATCTCACAAGAATTGCACAATTTTTTAGGCACGATTGATTTTATTTGTTGATATGATATAGTTTCTTTTTCCAATAACATTTTTGCTATGCTCACCATATGGGGTCTGTGTGTTTCCAATATTTGCATGGTTTGTTTTTCAATATTATGAATTAATTGTTTACAATTATCCATAATATCAGTTGAAATATTTTCCCCTATGATACCCATCGCATCCAAATTAAGAGGTCCTATATCGTTATTCATTCCCCATCTAGTTGAATAATTTTTAACTAACAATGATATTTTTTCAATATCATCACTTGCACCGGTTGAAACATTTTTATAAATAATTTTCTCTCCACAACGTCCTCCTAATAAAACAGAAATTCTACATAAAATTTCTTCTTTAGTCATTAATTTTTTATTTGTAGCCTTTTGCTGACTAAATCCTAATGCCGACTCACCTCGAGGTATAATACTAACCTTCACTGGTTGTTCGGTATGTTTTAAAAGATACCCTATTAAACAATGTCCGGCCTCGTGATAAGATACACGTTCTCTTTCTTCAGGTGTCATCATTCTTTCTCTTTTTTCTCTCCCGATAATAACTTCATCAATTGCTTTTTGTATATCTTCTTCCGTTATTTTATTCATTATATCGCCATTTCGAATAGCATTAATCTTAGATTGATTTGCAATGTTTGCTATATCTGCACCGGATACTCCTGCTGTTCTGTCTGATAATGTTTCAAATGAAAGATCTTGAGGTAATTTCATATTTTTTAAATATAATTCATACATTTGCATTCTTTCATCTTTGTTTGGTAAATCAAAATAAACTTTTTTATCAAATCTACCCGATCTTGTTAGAGCAGGATCAAGTATTTTTACTAGATTTGTGGCAGCAAATACTATTATATCCGTAGATTCATCAAATCCATCCATTTCTACTAGTAATTGGTTCACAGTACTTGCTCTTTCAGAATTATTATCAAATCCCCTTTGTCTACCTACAGCATCTATTTCATCGATGAAAATAATACATTTACCCTGTTCTTTTGCTTTTTTAAATAAACTTCTCACTCTACCAGCACCTACGCCAACATATTTTTCTACAAATTCTGAACCACTTGCAGTTATCAATGGTATATCTAATTTTTTTGATATAGCCTTTATAAGTAGAGTTTTACCCGTACCCGGTGGACCAGCCAATAATATACCTTTTGGTAATTTTACATCCCATTTCAAATATTTTTCTTTATTGTTAATAAAATCCAAATAATATTCTATTTCTTCTTTGACACTTTTTAAACCTATCACTGCATCTAACGCATCTTTGTTATCTTCTTTGTTATCTAATGTATTTTTACCATCTTTTGCATTTTTACCATCTTTGTCATGATGTATAACTTTCCATCTATCTGGTTTTGTATTAGATTGTGATTTTATAACAAATAATATATATATAAAAAAGAATATCATACCCATATTAATACTCTGATATGAGGTATTTGTCATAGTAGCATTCAACATCGTAGCATTCAACATCGTAGCATTCAACATCGTAGCATTCAACATCGTAGCATTCAACATCGTAGCATTCAACATCGTAGCATTCAACATCGTAGCATTCATCATTACAATATATATTGCATTTATCTTTATTATTGTATAAATAATATAAATACAATATGGTGTTATTTATTATGACATATTTTGTATTACCATATTTAAATAATATAATACATTCAATAAATATAAAATTAAAATTTAAAGATAAATCAGAAAAATTACAAAATATAAATCCCAGTTTAAAGAAATATTTAAATGACATGAAAAATTTGATTAGTAATTATTTATATGAATGGGATAATATTAAACGTTATACAAATACTCATGAGTTTATTCATACTTCTGTACCAAAATATAACAAATCTATATCAAAAATAAACCCAATATCTAGAGCATTTTTTAAATTAATAGAGATATATAATACTTTTGACATTTTTGAAGATATGGCCGATAATATTAATACATTTCATTTAGCGGAAGGACCTGGAGGATTTATAGAAGCAACAGTATATAAAAGAAAATCAAATAAAAAAGATAACTATTATGGTATTACATTAATTAATGATGATAAACAAGTACCTAATTGGAAAAAAATGGATAATCTTTTAAAGAAATTTCCCAATATTAATATTACTTACGGTAAAGATGGAACTGGTGATCTTTACCATCATATAAATTTACAATATTGTCATGAAAAATATAAAAATTCTATGGATATTATTACTGCTGACGGAGGATTTGATTTTTCAAATAATTTTGACGATCAAGAAAATAATGCGTTTAGGCTATTATTAACGCAAGTATTTTATGCATTATCTTTACAGAAAAAAAATGGGCATTTTATATTGAAAATGTTTGATATCTTTAATACAAATAGTATACAAATATTATACTTACTTAGTTCTTTTTATAAAAAAGTTATTATAACTAAACCAAGCACAAGTAGACAAGCAAATTCAGAAAAATATATTGTTTGTAAATATTTTAAATTTAATGATAGTAGTAACCTAACTATAAAACTGATAAATATTTTAAAAATTTTAGAAAAAATAGATTTTACACAATATAATATATCAGATATAATAGATTTGCCTATACAAAAAATATATTTAAACACTATTATAGAAGCAAATGCTATTTTAGGAAATAAACAGATAGAAAATATAAATTCAACAATTAAATTAATTAACAATAAAAAAAAATCAAATAAACTATATAATTTAAAAACCAATAATATTAATAAATGTATTAAGTGGTGTACGCATAATTCCATACCGTATAATAAAATAGATAGTAATAAAAATATTTTTTTGTCAAAATAGATTTTAGTAATATATTTTAGTAATAAATTCTATTATAAAATTTTTACTATTTTGTTAATATAAATATGAATCCTGATTTAACATATTTATATAATATTGTCAAAAGTGCATCGAAAGAATTAATTAAAATAAATACCATAATAACCCATAAACCAAAAAATAAGACAAAAAAGAACCTTTCAAAAAGAACTTTTTCAAAAAGAACTTTTTCAAAAAAGTTCTCAAAAACGAGAAAACGACAATAAATTTAAATATTTGTATAATATATAATGGCAAGAAGGGTTAAAAGACGAAGGTCGAGATGTGCTGGTAAGAAAAGAAAAAAATGTAAGACTCGTAGATATAAGAAACGTTGTAAAATGACACGTAAGGGTAAAAGATCGAGGGCGATGTGCCGTTCTCGCAGAAATCGTACACGTAGAGTGCGTAGACGTTAATTCTGATTATCTTTAGCAACTCTATTAGTTTTTTAATATGATTTTATAAATTCATATTAAAAAATTTTCAATTGATTAAACAAATTAATATTTCTCATTAATAAGAGCAATTATCACGTCTTCTTTAATATTTGTTGCTAATTTACCCTTAATTCGTCTATTTATTTCAGGAAATGGAATACTTACTTTTATATCTTTGTCTTCGTCAATATATTCTTTAAAAAGTTTAAATAACTTCTGTATAGGCTCATAAGTCATATTTAAATTATAGTTATTCAATTGTTGCATAATATTTTTAACCTCTTCTTTGCGTTGGTCTTTTGTTCTATACTGTGTATCTTTTTTCTTTTTTTTCTTTTTAACCATATTATATAATTTACACCGATCATATTTAAATATTTATAAAAAAATATTAAAAACCAATTAAATAAAAGCCATCAAATAAAAGATTAAATAAAAGATTATAAAAGTGATGATTGGCTGATATAAGCAATAAAACAATTGCTGACTTTTTTGATAAAATGATAATCTAATTTCACAACCATAGCATCTATCATATTTGTATCATCTATGTCAGGAACATCCTTCATAAAATCTACAAAACAACTGTGCACCAATCTATTGATATTACCGTCTAACAACAATTTTTTAAATTTGTCTACAACTATGCCATTTAATAGTTCTTTTTTTTCAGTATAATATTTACATAAATTATAGAATATTAAGTATGGAAATACGAAACAAATTCCATGGTGGTCGCCTCCTTGAAAGTCTGCTCCCCAATAATTATGAATTTTATCTTTTTTATAGACGATTTTATTACCGCACTTCGTATTGAAATAGTTTGTAAATCGTTCTAGAAATATAAAGTCGATGATATTATCATATTTTAATACTTTACATCTGGATTTTGTTTTTATAATATGAAATTCATTGTAATCTTTCATATCTGATCCATGTGAATTTATATAATAAAGATAATACTTATTCTTATGAGGTATAAATATCATTGATGTTCCGTGGACCGATTCATCTTCTTCGCATCTTTCTGTATTGTAATTATCAATACATACATTAATAAATATTATTTTTTTTCTCTCCATCTGTTCCAATAAATAAGTTTCCATCATATCATCTACAACTTGTCTATTACGATAATATTGTATGGTCATATTACTAATAATTTCATTCATTCTTGTTGCATCATTTAGGTAAGGAATAATATTCATAAAATCAATGTTTGCCTCGGCATATACACTTTTATTTCTCATATAAGTATTTGTAATTGCTGATTTCATTTTATGAATATGTGTGAGATGTTTTTTGTTGTATGGATTTGAATCTGCAAATCCTATATCATATGCTTTTTTTAAAGTATATGATATTTTATTTTTGTTATTACTAAATTTAAGTAGATCTTTCATTGTATATTTAATACTTATTAATTATAAGTGTAAATTATATTCAATTTTATTATGTTGATTTAGTTGTAATGTTAGATTTGCAGACACTGGATCACGACGACGTCCAATAATTAGCCCACTCTTCCTTATATGCGTTTAATTGAGTGACATCTACGATGCCGGTAGGGAGGGTTTTGTTCCCTATGGGGTTTGTGTAGGAGATTATCACAGGCGTACCATCAAACATGTTATTCATATCGGTAACACTACTGACGTCCCATGCACTAAGGTTTTGGTTGAAAGCCTTCGCATTATAAAACATCAAGTACATATCGGTAACACTACTGACGTCCCATGCACTAAGGTTTTGGTTAAACGACGAGGCACCATTAAACATGCGATACATCATTGTAACATTACTGACGTCCCAATGACTAATGTCTTCGTTGAAGGTGGTTTTGTTTTGGAACAAAGTTCCCATGCTTGTCACCCTAGTAGTCACTATTTTTTGTCCTTTGCGTATGCGTTCAGCTAAATTTGAGTACGTCTGATGTTGTAAAGAGGTGTTATCCACAACTAAATATTTTTTATTATTAAATTCGTATTCTGTTCCAATGTTGGAGTACTTCGTTACCACCGCACTCTCATTCGCTACTATAGTTACACCATTAGAGTGTAAATAGAGAGGTGGTTCTGGCTCTGGCTCTGGCTCTGGCTCTGGCTCTGGTTCTGGCTCTGGTGGTGGTTCTGGCTCTGGCTCTGGCTCTGGCTCTGGCTCTGGTTCTGGCTCTGGTGGTGGTTCTGGCTCTGGCTCTGGCTCTGGCTCTGGTTCTGGTTCTGGTTCTGGTTCTGGTTCTGGTTCTGGCTCTGGTTCTGGTGCAGGTGGTGTCCAATAAGTAGCCCAATTCGATGGTAATGGTGAGGTTGGGAATGAGTACGAATTTTTCACCGCCGCATTATTAAACATGTAACCCATATTGGTAACACTACTGACGTCCCATGCACTAAGGTTTTGGTTGAAAGCCTCCGCATAATAAAACATAGCGTACATATCGGTAACATTACTGACGTTCCATGCACTAATGTCTTGGTTGAAAGCCGCCGCATTCTTAAACGTATTGGTCATATTTGTAACATTACCGACGTCCCAATTACTAATGTCTTGGTTGAAAGCCGCCGTATTTTCAAACAAACCTCTCATAGTTGTAACATTACTGACGTCCCAATTACTAATGTCTTCGTTGAAATCCGTATAAGAAACCATGAAATCCATATTTGTTACATTTGTAGTCACGATTTTTTGATTTCGGCTGATTTTCCAATCACTGATTCCTGTGTCATTCATAACTAAATACGATTCACCATTAAATATATATGTCTCACCATTTACCGCATTTGCGTTATTATGATCATTCACTACTATAGTTACACCATTATCGTGTAAATAGATTGGCCAAAAAGTAGTCCACTGGATCGGGTTCCAAAAATAGCCCGAAGTTGGTTTGTAGACCTTGTCCTGGTTCATCATATAAGTCCCATCAAATATGTCAGCCATACTTGTGTCATTTCTGACGTTCCAATTACTAAGGTTTTGGTTAAACGACGTGGCATTTACAAACATGTAGTTCATATTTGTAACATTACTGACGTCCCAATTACTAAGGTTTTTGTTAAACGACGTAGCAAGATAGAACATGTACTGCATATCGGTAACATTACTGACGTTCCATGCACTAAGGTTTTGGTTGAAAGCACTCGCACGATTAAACATACCATTCATTTGAGTAACATTACTGACGTCCCAATTACTAATGTCTTCGTTGAAGGCGGGTCTTTGGTAGAACAAAAGACTCATACTTGTCACCCTAGTAGTCACTATTTTTTGAGTTAGGTCCCCCGTCGTTTTCCAATCCTTGATTGTGTCATTATCCACAACTAAATACGATTCACCATTTAATGGATAACTATCACCAACTACCGCACTATCATTTGCTACTATAGTTACATCATTAGTGTGTAAATAGAGAGGTGGTGCTTCTGGCTCTGGCTCTGGCTCCGGTTCTGGCTCTGGCTCTGGCTCTGGCTCAGGTTCTGGCTCTGGCTCTGGCTCTGGCTCTGGCTCAGGTTCTGGTTCTGGCTCTGGCTCTGGCTCTGGCTCTGGCTCTGGCTCTGGCTCCGGCTCTGGCTCCGGCTCTGGCTCAGCCTCTGGTTCTGGCTCCGGTTCTGGCTCCGGCTCTGGCTCTGGCTCTGGCTCTGGTGCTTGACTGGTTAATAGAGGTGGAATATTATTTTCAGGATCATTGTAAAAATTAGTAATGACGCCTGAATCTTCAGATTGGGCTAAAATTCCATATATAGACGGATCATTGTTTGCACCAACTGTAATAGATGGATCTAATCTAACGTATGTAAAAGTTGAAGAGCTTTGATTTCCAACTGGTGGAATATTATTTTCAGGATCATTGTAAAAATTAGTAATGGCACCTGAATCTTCAGATTGGGCTAAAATTCCATATATAGACGGATCATTGTTTGCATCAACTGTAATAGATGGATCTAATCTAACATATTTAGACATTATAAGTTAGAAAGATAAAAAAATATATTTAAAAAATTATAATAAAATGATTTAAAATATATTCCTAAATTATGATACCCAGACTGTTGGAGGTGTTGTGCTTTGGTCATAAGGTTTGAAATCTATTGTTACTCCTGAGGCACCTTGTTGATCTGCAAGTGTTAACACTATT